TCCTCTGATTTGCAAAAGTAGACTCATCCGGAACCGTTTCTGTGACTCCTAAATATAATGGAGTACCGATATATATCTTTATCGGCTGAGGCCAGCTCGCTGCGGTTATTGTAATTTCATTTTGCGTTACCGGAATAATGGTGCTGTAGTTTATCATCCATATTGGTTCACGCACTGCCTGCGGTTGTGTTGGCGACCAATCGTTTGTCAGGTTGGTATAAGTGTTATTGAGTAGGTCGACGGTTATATCCGCCGAAGGAAGTTCTGGAGTTGTTGCAAGTTCTTGATATAGATTAACAATTATCCGCTTCGTAGGCGTGCTGTTTAGCGTCCCAGACAGTCCAGATAGATCGTTGTCTATCCTTGTAATTTCACCGCTTATCTTGTCAAGAGTAACTTCCTCAGCCTGTCTTGTAATGAGTGTTTCATAGTCTGGGATCGTACCACTGTCTGCGGTGTGGACACCTGGAGCCTCATCGGTAAGATATAATTTAATTCCATAATCGTTCGTCGGCTCATAACCAATAACGATACAGCGCAAAGTCTCTGTACCGTACTCGCCAAAGGTATATAAGTCATCAACCTGTGGTCCACTCGATACTGGAATAGGGCTTGTAAGTGATACGATCGTTTTATCGCCGACGGAAGTGGTGATTTGATATGATACAAAAGTTCCATTGGCCTTTCGTATTTTAATGCCATAATTCTTCCCAGCTACAATCGTAACTGTTTCGTCTAATTCAAAACCAGTTATATCTGACCCGCTTATAATTAAGTTTTTGATTCTGCCGCTTTTCTGCCCGACGCTTATTGCATCGTGGCTTACAAGCACTAAGTCTCCTGGCTCACAGATTATACCTTCAGGGTCGGTCTCAAAGGTGTAAACCTCTGGGCGTAGTTTCATGCAGGCTAATCTGTATCTGCCATGTTTCCATGCGAGATCTGGGTCTGTTATACCCCACATATCAAGCTGAAGGTACTCGGTTGCGTTTGCCTCTGAGTATCCGTCGTCAAAAACTTTTCTTTCGTTAGAAGCATAACCATCCGATGCCGATAGAAAATTTACACGGAGCCCGTGCGGTGTCTTTGCAAATGATTTTGTCCATGCAAAATTCCTTACATTTTTGTTTGTGAAGTGCTGTACTATTGTTGCCTTCGGCTCATCCACAACAACTGAATAAAGTCCGTCTCGCAAGTTAAGCGACGCTCTCCCGGTCTGAGCAATTCTGTTAAGAATCGATTTCAGCTTTTCCCCACTCGTGATTACTGCATTACAAGTCCAGCCTTTATTCACGCAGGTTGTGCGCCAGGCATTTATGACTGACCAATCGATTTTATTATCTGGAATTGCTCTGGCATTTGCCGCTTGCGTTGCGACGTGAACAAATAGATCGGCTGGGTTATTGTTTATCGTCTGAGTATTCCAGTTCGGGCCCACGCGTACAACGGATTTTGCGATGAGGTTCAAATTGTCAATCACGCCGTTGAGCTGGTCGGTTGCTTTTATCTTTACCGCAAGCAAGCAAACTTTATCGAGCATTGATGTAGATACTGGGGCGGATGCTGTCCAGCTTTGCATGATTGACCAATAAGTGTCCGACATCTTTTTACTTTCGGCAGTGTCGTCAGCTGATGTCCTCTTCACTCCAATTTCATATTTTCCAGCGGATAAAGTCTTTTCAAACCGGAACCGCATAGCAGTTGTTGTGTTGCGGTTTAGATTTAGCGTACCGATACTAGGACAGCTCGCCCACGGGGTAGTACTTCCAGCGGTGCGATATTTTATCTCCACTGTTACTGAGTGATTATCTGTCCCTCCATCATCTTTATACCTAAATAATCCTCGTGGCAAATAAATTTCTACCACGGCCTTCGTTGTCTTATCTGGCGTAGTCCGCCAAGTTTCTTTCCCGTATTTTGCTTGTACGCTGATACTGTCTTCAAGAATTGTATTTGACCAGTTTGCTGGGAGCGTCCCATCTTGGCGTATCTCAAGTGTTACGTCAGAATAACTCCCGTCAATCGTGATGGTGCCATTTCTTACGTCGGCGGAATTGCTCGCTAAAATGGTTTCTCCGATTTTTATATCTGAAATAGAAAGCGTTTTATATCCAATTGCAAAGAGCTCATAAAGATATTGTGTGTCTCCATCAGTCCCTGATATTGTTGTATAAGGCTTGCTTGCGTAATATGGCGTTATCTTATGGGTGCCAAGAACGACGGGTATTTTACCCCAAGGGTTTATACTGTTTCGTGAGCCTGCAATCTGCGGCAAGTTTTTAGTCATTGTTACGTTTGCAGACTTTGACAGTTTGTCCCACATGTCGGCGATGCCCATAATCCCAGTACCGACAAATCCTACGGCAAGTCCTGCCCCAATGATAGCGAGGCCAACTGGTGCAAAAAAGAATGATGTTATAAAGCCGACAGCGACAAGAAAGCCACCCCATCCTGCTGTTTTTGCTCCTGCGCTTCTTGCTTCGTCAGGCCCGCCTTCTGGCAAAACTTTTATTGTGATTAAGTCGCCGTTCCTAGGCTTGTATTTTAAATCGTCGCTTATGACGCCGTTTATGGCAAAAACATATTTATGGTTTATGTCTAGCTCTTTGAGTAATTTCTCAATCGATTTGCTGTTTGTCTTTTCTATTACTTCGTAAGAAGATTGTATAAATGGATGTTTTCTCAAAAGTATTTTATACGACACGGTATACCCCCTCAATTCTGCTTGTCCACTTCGGGCCGTTGTATCTGTCTAAGGCGCTATCGTGGTTTATTAGAGTGTGTAACATATTTCGCTCATAAGGTTTTCCTACTACTACGCCGACGTGGTAGAATTTGCCCATAATTTTGAACAGTATTAAATCGCCAGGCATTGGCTCACTGTCTATTTTGTTAAAATGCACTTTCTCTTTTTTGATCAGTTCGTATCCAGCGTCAATGTCTGAATAGACGTACTTGTCAATATCTACGCCGTAGCGCTCTTTGAGTATTAAGCAAGCGAGGCCCCAGCAATCGCATCCGGACCTATCACGTCCGCCAATCTCGTAGGGAATACCGATGTAATCATTCGCCCATTCGACCATCAAAACACCCCTGGGAAATCTATCGGTCTAAATTCGCCTACAGGATACTCATATTCAAGCCTGGTTTCGTAAATAAGGTCAGCAGAAATAACCTCCGCATTACCTGATACATTAGCGATCTCAAAGTCCCAAGCTGCTACAGGCTCGAAAGTGACCGTCCCGTCATTGTAATAGAACATGGCAACTGCTCGCACTGTCGGTGTCATATCCGTGCTTCTTACGATCTGCGCAATCTGTTGGTCCACTGCGCAGATTTGTATTTTCCCATTTTGTATTGACCCGTTATCAAGGATTGCAGGAAAAGAAAAGATAAACGGGTACGGGTAATAATCGTTACCATTATAGTTAAGTGTCTCGCTATTGTTTGCAAGTCTGAGCGGATCCATGTATCCTGATACGCCATGAGTTATCTCAATTAAAATCGGAAGTGAATAACCAGAAGATTGTTTATAAAACTGCTCTCTTGCTGTCGCTGATATAGTTCTCATACTACCTCCAACGTTATACTTGCAAGTAAGTAATTCGCCTTTGCAGTCAATACCGGCGGCTCTGTAAATCGAGCGGTTACCGATGCACTTGTCCGTGGATGCGTCCAATAAAAACTCCCAGCCCCGACGAGGTTATAGAAACTCATAAGCGTTGCGGTCTGTGCACTTGTCAGTGTCATCTGAAACTTAACTGTGGTATAAACGGCTGTATATCTGCGCCGCTGTTTCGGTGCTCCAGCATCAACAGTTGTACGCAAAATATTATTTGCTTGCGCCTCGTTATATCCGTCCTGCTCTGGCAGTGGTAAAGTCGACGGCCAAACTTCCATGGCTTACCCCCTTATCCCTACTGGCCTAAGTCCACCACGATAGAGGACCCCGTCAAGTTTCCCGGAGTTTACCATGCCTTTTACTACGCTTTCAATCGTCATAATAATCTGTCTGGTCCCGTCGGCTAGTGTCTCGACGTTCGTTTTGACTTCAGCGCTTGTATAATTGTTGACGACCACATTGACCGCCCCGGAAGCCTCTGCTTTTACTCCGAGCTCCCCGCTTGACGTGCGTTTGAGTGGTAGGATTGCTTCAGGGCCAGCTTCCCCGAATATTCCGATACCTTTGGCAAAAGCAAAGACTTGTGGTTTGTCATATACACCACCTGAATATGCAGAAAGCGACGGCGAGTTATACACACCACCAGTAGCGTTTTTTGTCGCCTGCGAGTAAGTATAATTCAAAGCCCCAGCGCCTACTGCGCTTACGCCTGCCATCCCAATAAGGGCGAGCCCTAGTGGAATATTTCCAGTAGCAATCAATTGCAAACCTGCCGATAAAAACATCAGTGGAAGTTGATTTGTGATTTGCATCATCAACCGTATCATTGCCTGTTCAAAATTGTCTGCTCCATCGGCTCCTGATGCGAAATACTCGCCAAACGCCTTGAACGTATCTACAAAAGTTTGTTGTCCGATACTTGCAAAGG